CTTTTTGGATGTCTGGCAGAGAGTCGGAGAACCCCGCCCACGTCAGATACCGCCCGCCAATGTCCTCGCGCCCATGGACTGGCGCGCTTTTGGCGATGGCCAAGGCCAACGGCAGGTTGGCTGATTTGCTATCGGGAAATGCCACGGCCAGGAACAAGCCTTCGCCGCGCTGCGCCGCAAGTGATGCGGCGACGATCAGGGGTGATTGATCAGCTTCAGGCACTCGCTCGCCCGCCATGCTTCAACGTTCATCCAGTAGCGGTGATCCGCTGCGCGCTGCGGGTCTTCGCTTGCCATGAACTTTTCGTATTGCACATTGATGCCATGGGCGACAGCTTGCCGGAAAATTGACTCACCGGAATTCTCGGGAACTTCTCTTTGCCACCTTGCGGCAAGCGCTTGCATCTGCAACAGCGCGTCCTTCTTGCCTGGTGCCGCATCCGATGATAGGCCGCTCCAATTGGCGGGGGCGATGCCAAGTTTTAGCTCAACTGGCTCCACCCACTTAATGATTTTAGGCGCCAGTGAACTGGGGATTTTAGCCGGAGGCTCGCCACCTTGCGCGCATGAGCTTTGTGCAAAGGTGTGCGCAGGCAGTAGGGCGCACATTGCAGCCATGATCAGCCTCACCATTTCCCCGGCTCCTCGCGCACGCGGGAAATGGCGGTGATGCACATCGTGTACGCGGCCAGCTTGTCGCTTGGGTCTTTGATGGTGTCAAGCTCCTTCGCAACCCGGATTGCCTCAATCGAGAACGCAGACTTGTCAATCTGGCTCGTCTTTGCGACCAACTCGCTCACCATGTCCTCAATGGGCACTCCCGCCTTCACGCGCACCAATGGCGCGGCCTGCGAGGGTGGCGAGCTACCAAGGTACGCGTAAGCGGCAGCAACCTCTTCCCTGCGCATTCCCCAGTGCTCAGGTGGGACAACATCAGCGAAGTACTCGATCAACTTCCCGATGTGTTTTTTGTCCACTTGCCCCTTCTTTTGCCACGCCGTGGAGATGGATGGAGGCCGCAGCCCAAAGTGTTTGGCTACAGCGGTAGGCCCCACACCCTTGAGCGTCATGGCCTCCGTGATTGCTCGCCCTAGGGCATCTTTAGTCAGCATCTCCATAGTGGGCCTCTCGTTGCTTTTATTAGTCAATGACTCATGATGTGGTTGACGGTGGCTAATGAATCGGCTAATCTGGGCTAATGGATGCACAAGTTCAAGCAATTTCAGCCGCAATCAAGGCGGCAGGCGGCCAGGCCGCGCTAGCACGGAGGCTGGGCATTAAGCCGCCCTCTGTGGCGCGTTGGTCATTGGCTAATTGTGACCCAAAACGTAGGCCGGTCCCTGTTAGGCATTGCCAACTAATTTGCGAGATAGCGCCGGTTGTGCGCGTCTGGCATCTGCGCCCGGATGACTGGCGCTCGATCTGGCCGCATTTGATTGGGTCCAAGGGCTCGCCGAAGTTGCCGAAGTTGGGCGCGGTCAAGCCACCCCAACTCACGGAGGCTTGAATGCGCGCCCTCATCACGATCACCTACGCCGTGCGCCTTGTGCTTGCTGGCGCCATCACTTTGTTCGTACTGCCCATCGGCTGCATCACTTTGCTTGCTGACAAGGTATGCGACGGCCTGCTGTGGGTTGCTCATCAGCTTGTTGATTTGAAGGGATGACCCGTGATCACTGCACTTCTGATCCTTGGATCTGTGGCCGTCATTGGCCTTGGTGTTTGGCTTGACTGGCGCAAGGTCGAGAACATCAACCCTGACGAGCCGCACAGCTTTCTTTGAGCCATGTTCCGCCCGCACGCTTCCACCGCCAACGTGTCCACGGCCTTGAGCCGGGCGCTTTCCCTCCCTGAGCGCTTGATTTGCGCTGGCGGGGCGTGCGGGCTTTTTCTTCATGCCAACCCCAACTCACGGATCAAGTCCCATGTCCAGGCCGCGTCTTTGAAAGCGTTGCTCAGCACGGTATCTACCTTGTGCTGCGCCCATTTGCTGTCACGCCTGCGCTGTGCTTCTAGGTCTTTGCGAGTGGGGATTGTCGTTGGCTTCATGGCTGGTTTGGGTTCGTTGTCCATGTGCCCATTCTGTTTTTTTTGCCCAAAAAGCGCACCCCTAACCACCCCTAACGATTAGGGGATGCGAGGAAATCATGCAGAACAAGTTGTTCTACGAGGATGAGTTTGAGGCGCTGAACCTCATGGTCAGCAACAGCAGCAAGACAGTCAAAGAGCTTGCTGTGTTTCTGTTCCCGCACCTCAAGATGGATTCGGCGTATGCGCGGTTGAAGGCTTGCCTCAACTCCGAGAAGGACGAGCGATTGACCTTTGGGCAAATCATCGCCGCCATGAAGTTCTGCGAGTGCTACGACCCATTGATGTACGCGTGCGACGACACGATGCACGCGCGCCCTGATCGCCGCGCACCCAAGGACGAAGAAGTGAAGTTGGTGGAGGCCATCAACGGCGCCGCCAGCACCTTGCAGCGCGCCATGAAGCAACTTGAAAACCTTCGTCAACAAGGAGTGACCATATGAGCAATTGGATCGAATGGAATGGCGGCGCATGCCCTGTGCCTGCTGGCACTCGGGTTGATGTTCGCCACAAGGACGGGTGTGTGCATTTCAGCGCCATCGCCGGGAGCCCTGGCCCTGCCTGCTGGTGGGACCACGATGATCACGAAGGCGACATCACATCCTATCGCCTCACCACCGACGAACAGACCGCCGACCACGGTGAGGTGTGCGAGGTGGGCCTGTGAACGCCTTCTCGACCACATACACCACAGCCATGAGCGCCAAAGCTCTGCGCTCACTCAAGAAGCCCAAGGCCGCACCGCGCCCGCTTCATGGCCCCAACTGGGTCAAGAACATCAATGCCCGGATTGCTGCGCCTGAGCCTTTCAAGTCCGCAAAGATTCAGCGAGGTGGATTGTGAGCACCATCAAACCAGAATGGCACGCCGCCGCATTCAACCTCGCGGTGCGCTTCGCCAAGCGAGCCACCAAGCCCTTCACGATTGAGCAAATGCGCGCCGCTGTATCCGCCCGCATTGACCCGCCTGCTGATCTGCGTTGGTGGGGTCCAGTGACCAAGGCCGTCAAGCGTGAGGGCGTTATCCGCCAAGTCAATTCAGCGCCTGCCAAGTCAAGCCACTACAGCCAAAAGCCCACATGGATTGGCGCCACGTCAAGCCACGCATTCAGCGCTGACCTGAATGCACTGGTGGGCAATGTTGCCCGCGCCGCCAAGCACCAATAAAGCGAAACCCGCCGCTGCGCAAACAGGGCGGGCCTCTAACCACCGTCGATTGAAAAGGAATCGAAATGGCTACGTCAAATTGTAGCGCCAAGCGGCGAAACAAGAAATACACCCCGAAGGGTGTCAACCGCGAATCGTGGAAAGTTGCCATGCAAGGCGCCATGCTTTTGAGCGAAACCGATCAGGCCATCCGCGCAAACCGTGTGCGCGATGCCGTGGCACTTATTGCAGCCGGCTCTGGCGATGTGGTCGCGTGGTCTTCGGTGTTCGATGCTGTGAATTTGCTTGAGCAGTTCTCGCGCTCGCCCAAGATCATGACCGGCGCCGCCGATTACATCCTGTCAATGCACATTGTGATTTCAGCGGTGCTTGAGCGGCGCAAGAACGGCGGCGACGACATCCGCCCCGCAGAGGTTCAGGATCTGCGCGACTTCGCAGACCTCTACGCCGAGGTTCTTTCCGTGGTCACACATCACGAGTACCGCATTGCCGAAGAAAAGACCCGCCAGCGCTTGTGGGCCATCCGCAATAGCTGCACCAAGGGCGTGACTGTGTTGGAGGTTGCATGAGCGATTACCAATCATTCGTAGCATCCAAGCTCAGTACGGCTCCATCAACCGGGATCACGGGCGCAATCAGCCTGCCTGAATCGCTTTTCCCGCATCAGTCTGCCTTGTCTCTTTGGGCGTTGCGGCGTGGCCGCGCGGCAATCTTTGCTGACACGGGCCTGGGCAAGATGCGGATGGAGCTGGCCTTTGCCGATGCCGTCAACAAGTACACCCGCAAGCCAGTCATGGTTCACACCCCGTTGGCTGTGGCGTGGCAGTTGGCCGAAGAAGCCGAGAAGATGGGTTTGCGGGCCACGGTTTGCCGTGAATCGGCAGACCTCACTGGTGGCATCAACATCACCAACTATGACCGGCTGCACAAGTTCGATGCATCCGTGTTCGGTGGCGTAGTGCTGGACGAGTCCGGATGCATCAAGCACCATGACACGAGCACATTCTCTGCCCTGATGGCGGCATACAAGGATACGCCTTTCAAGCTGCCGGCCACCGCCACACCGGCCCCAAACGACTGGACGGAGCTGGGCACACATGCCGAGTTCCTGGGTGTGTGCACGCGCCAAGAAATGCTGTCCGAGTTCTTCACTCACGATGGTGGCGACACGAGCGTGTGGCGGCTCAAGGGTCACGCGCGGGAAATCTTCTGGCGCTGGGTTGCGACGTGGGGCGCAATGATTCGCCGCCCATCCGATCTGGGCTTTGACGATGGGGCATACAACCTGCCACCTCTGCATGTGCACGAGCACCACGTCGATTACGAGTTACCCACAAATGGGATGCTGTTTGCCACCGAGGCTCAAACGTTGAGCGATCGACGCGATGCCCGCCGCGCATCAATGGCTGAGCGTGTTGCTGCCTGCGCTGCTGTGGTCAATGCCGAGCCTGATGAGCCATGGGTGATCTGGTGCGACCTGAATGCCGAAGGTGACGCGCTGACCGATGCCATCAACGGCGCAGTGCAGATTGCAGGAGCGAACGACACAGACACCAAAGAGCGCCGGCTGATGGACTTCGCGCACAACAAGACTCGCGTGCTGGTCACAAAGCCATCTATCGCCGGATGGGGGCTCAATTGGCAGCACTCTGCACGCATGGCATTCGTGGGTGTCACTGACTCATACGAAGCCTATTACCAAGCTGTTCGCCGATCATGGCGGTTTGGTCAAAAGCGCGACATGCATGTTCATGTGTTCGCCAGCAAGGCCGAGGGATCGGTGGTTTCAAACCTGCGCCGCAAAGAGCGAGACGCAACCGCCATGGCTGAAAGCTTGAGCCTTGAAACCCGCGATGCCGTGATGCAAGCAGTCACCGGCACCAAGCGTCAAACCAATATCTACAACGCAGCCAAAGCCGTGAATGTACCGGCATGGCTAACGGAGGCAGCATGAGCATCATCGATCAAATCACAACTGATCAATACACCATCGGTCATGGCGACTGCGTGGAATTTCTGCGCGGGCTACCTGACGCCAGCATTGGCTATTCGATATTTTCGCCGCCGTTTGCGAGCCTGTATACCTACTCCAACTCACCGCGCGACATGGGCAATGTGCGCAACGATGCGGAGTTCTTCGAGCATTTTGAATTCCTGATCGCCCAGCTTCGGCGCGTCATGAAGCCTGGCCGCAATGTGTCCTTCCATTGCATGGACATGCCCGCCAGCAAAGAGCGCGACGGATACATCGGCCTAAAGGACTTCCCCGGCGATCTGCTGCGCGCATTCCAGCGCCATGGTTTCATATTTGCAAGCAAGGCCACGATCTGGAAAGACCCAGTAACGGCCATGACCCGCACCAAGGCTCTGGGCTTGCTGCATAAGTCCGTGCGCGAGCGTTCGGAAATGTGCCGGCAGGGCATTCCCGACTACCTGATCACGGTGCGCGCCCCGGGCGAGTCAGAGCACGTCACGCACAGCGCCGAAGAATTCCCCGTTGACCTGTGGCAGCAGATCGCATCACCCGTTTGGATGGACATCAACCCATCCAAAACGCTGCAATACATGAGCGCCCGCGACCACGCAGATGAGAGGCATATTTGCCCTTTGCAGCTTGAAGTGATCGAGCGCGGCGTGCTGCTTTGGACGAACCCCGGCGATATCGTTTTGAGCCCATTCATGGGCATTGGCAGTGAGGGATACGTGGCATTGCAGATGGGGCGCCGCTTTGTGGGCGCCGAACTCAAAACCAGTTATTTCAACCAAGCAGCAAAGAACCTGGCTGGCGCAGTTGCGTTCAAGGCACAAGACCTGTTTACAGCGGAGTCCGCATAAATGGGCCAACTCCACACAACAGTCAAGCTGGCCGGCGATCATCTGTGCGTTGCCGCTGGTGCGCTGGATGCCCTGCGCCGCCAGCCAAAGTACAAGGCCCGCCTGATCGGTGAAGGCATTGACGACAAGCGCTGGTTTGCGCTGATCTACATCGCCGAAGTCCCCCACTTTGCTGACCTCATCACCGGCACGGTGTATGACAAAGACGGGCACCACCACAACTCATCTATGCACGTCATTGGACTGCCTGTTGTTGAGCTTGTGGTTGATGGGGTGGGGGTGGTGTGATGGCACGCATCCGAACCATCAAGCCAGGGTTTTTTAGGCATGAGGGGCTGTATGAGGCTGAACGTGAAACGGGCCTGCCGTTGCGCGTTGCCTTTGTTGGACTCTGGACAGCAGCAGACCGAGAGGGCCGATTCAAGTGGAAGCCCCGCGAGTTGAAGCTAGATGCGCTGCCATTTGATGAGGTTGATTTTTCACGCGTGCTTGACGCGTTGCTCACGCGTGGCCATATCGTGAAGTACGCGATTGGCGATGCCGTGTACGGCTGTATCCCGTCATGGAGCAATCACCAGATCATCAACAACAGGGAGGCAGTCTCCGAGATACCGCCGCCACTGCCTACGCTAGAGGATTTCACGCGTGCCGCACGCGTGGACCACGCGACAGGCACGCCCCTTAAGCAACTCCAAGGGGAAGGGAAGGGAAGGGAAGGGGAAAGGAAGGAGGATATGGCGGAAACCGGGCAGGCCGGTTTGCCGCTATCATCGCCACCGGCTGACGCAAACGGCGTCCAGACAAGTCAGCCCAAGGACGAGTGCCCGCACCAAGCGATCATCGCCCTGTTCCACGAGTTGTTGCCCATGGCGCGCCGAGTCCGAGACTGGACGCCAGCACGGGCGTCGCTGCTGCGGGCAAGATGGCGCGAGGACAAAAAGCGCCAGAGCCTTGACTGGTGGCGCAAGTTCTTTGCCTACGTGGCCGAGTCAAATTTCCTCACGGGGAAGGCCACGACGCCAGGCCGAAAGCCTTTTGAGCTTGGGCTTGAATGGCTGCTGACGGCTGAGAAGTTCGCCAAAGTGCGCGAGGGTGCGTATCACGAGGTGGAGGGTCAAACATGACCCGAGACTTCAATGCATCACTCATGGCCGAACAGTGGGTGCTTGGTGGCGTGATGCTGCTGCCCAATGGATTCGACATCGTGTCGCCCGTGGGGCTCACGGAATCCTCGTTTGCGCATGGCGCTCACGGCAAGGTTTGGCTGGCCATTGAGTCGCTGGCGAGTGGCGGCAAGGAAATCGACGCGCTGAGCGTGTTTGAAGTCCTCAAGTCCATCGGGCAGGCAGAGATTGGTATTGCCTACCTTGTCGAGTTGGTGCAGGGGAATTACGGCACCAATGGCTTGCGCCAGCACGCCCAAGCAGTCAAGGCAAAGGAGGTCGAGCGCGCCATGATGGCCGCAGGGCTGACCATCGCCGGGTTTGCCGAAGATCCTGAAATCACCGTTGACGACAAGATCCACCAG